GCAGCTTCTGCATCCGCAGCATCTTTCTCAGCTTTGAGCTCTGCGTCAGTCTTCTTGGTGATTGGGGTCTTGTCTGCCATGTTTCCTCCAGCCCCGTCAGGGGTCGCCTGTGAGTTCGTGCCGTCCGCCCCAGGCGCGGCCGTCGTTGGTTTCTGTTTCTCAACCTTGTCGACGCCTGCCGCAGCCAAGACCTTTGCCAGGGCCTCTGCCGAAAGCTCGTCGTTGACGCTGCTCAGAAGCCGAACGGCTGACTTGACCCGGATCACTACCTCGTCCGTGGCCCCCGCCTCCTTGAGCAAGGCTTCCAACTCGGCCTCGCCATCGACCTCGCCCTCAAGCATCGTCTTCAGAATCGCCTCAATGGTCATACCCGCTCCCTGGCTGTCGTCACTCTTCGTCATGAGAAACTGCTGCCGCTGAGCGCCACGGAACACCTGGCTAATCTCGCCTATGTCCAGTCCGGTCAGAACGTTCATGCAGTCTCCCTGCTCAACCGATGTCGATAAACTCGACGGCCGGCATCTGCGACTCATTGCCCGGTGTTCGGAACCCACTGCCGCCGATGGAGTACGAGGCTCTCTCTCCGGCCCTGATCGCGCTCCATTCGGTTGTCTCTGGCACCTTGGTTCCCATCACCCATTCCCCTGATCGAAGGACGCCGGTCCCAAACTTCCGACGGTACGCCCTGTGTGGTTCGTTCCTCATGGCTAGGCCGTAGTCTTCCTCGCTCGGATACGACTCAAGCCAAGACTCCACGGGGAACGCAGTCGACACCTGCTCGTGGTCAAGCCCTATTACTCGGCTTTGCGGAACGTAGTTGTGAGCGGCCTTCTGGATCTCGGCCGGTGGAGGCCAGTCTTCCTGGGTGTCCACCCCGTAAGGGGTCAACACAACTCCGTAGACGACCTGTAGCTCGTCAGCATTCGCCTTGAACATCGGCGTCATGCTCCTTCGGATCAGCCACCCCTCGCTTTTCTCGAGGTTGTCGGCGGCCGCCCCAAAGGCGAGCTCGACTTCGATGCTAGTGTCCGTTTCCCCTCCCGTCAAGTTGAGCGACTTGAGCGCGTCGGCGATCACCCGTTTTCGGATGGCGCGCATCTTCCGCGCGACCTCCCCCTTGTCCCCCATCTTGCGGACGGCGGCCGGGTGCGGAAGGTGGAACGCAGCGCGTTCGCCGAGCAGGTTGCGGGCCAGCTTGCCAAGCGCCACGACGATCTTCGTATCGTCGTCCTTGCCCACGATCCCATCGAACCAACCGCTCCACATGCTCCAGAGATCCGCGACGTCGTTCGCGTTGCCCAGCGCAGCAACGTCCAACTCCGTGGGAATCGCGTGCACCAGGCCCCAGTCGCCACTTGGCAGACCCAACGCCTTGGCATACACGTCGCGGAACGTTCGTCCGTCGGGCCCGGCGAGCGGCACACCGCGCGATGCCTCCATCGAGGTAGGCGCGCCGGCCACGAACACGACGCGCGCCGTATCGGGGATGGCCGGCGGCACCACCTCGAGCGCCGACTTCACGATCTCCGGGCTGCGGAAGACCGTCTGCAGCTCCTCGCCCTGGCTGTCGTAGAACTTCAGCCCCTCGCAGCCCGGCGTCTCCAGAGCCTTGCGCGCGGCTATGCGCAGCTCCTGGGGCGTAGAGACGATAGCACCCCCGTCCTTCGACATGCGCGCCCTGCACTTCGCTGGGCTGTAGTCTGAACTCTCTCGATCGCAGACCGAAGCCTTCGGCTTGAGATGGCCTGCCTTTGAGAAGCGCTCGATCCGCGACAACTCGCCCTGCGCTTCGGAGCGGGTAGCCGTGCGGCTCAGCACCTTCGCCCCCGCCTCGTCCAGCACACAGAACTTCTGGGCGGCCAGTGGCTTGTCCGGGTCCTGCTGCTCCTTGGTGCACAGCTGGATCTTTTTTTGCACGACCCAGGGCCGCACGACGACCGGAGCCTTCCCCTCGACCTGCTTCCAGAACGCGCTGAGTAGCTGATCGCCTGCATCCTTCTGGGCTACGAACTCGAAGGTGGCAGCCGCCTCGTCCTCCGCCGCGATGAAGTAGTCGGAGGTGGCAAACCACGCGATATCTCCCTCCACCACTTGGCAGCGGCCGAGCTCTCCCTCGTTCGATCGAAGGAAGAACCGGCACGCACCGCACACCTTCTCCTTGCTCGGCGCCGGCTGCACGTAGTTCGCGCTGCTCTGGCTGAAGCGGCCGTCATGAAAGAAGCTGGGGGATGGCCCATCGTTGTGCTGCGCTCGGCGCCGCTCTACGACGGCCAACGACTCGGCGGCGGTCAGCCCGAATGCGTTCTTCGGGGACTCATCTTGTTTGGAGATTGGGGACTCTGGATTTTGGGCCATTGACAACCTCGCCGTGTGTGCGTAGTTTCTTCACAACACGTCGTTTGGTCGCGACAGCCAGAATCTTCTTTCTTCTCTCGAAGCCCGGTCCCACCCAGAGGCCGGGTTTCACTTTGAGCGCAGCTCAAGGCGCTCGGCACGGGACTTGAGCCAGTCCACGGCCTCATCCCCCTTGAGCACGAACGCGTCCCCCCGCACCCGAATGTCGGCACCCTCGAGCATGACGAGGCGCTTGGCTACGTCGATCGGCTTCTCCTCCGCATCGAACTGATCGACGTAGATGCTCCCGTCCTCGTTGATGTCGATGCAGGACAGCGTAAGGATTGTCGGCTGCCCAACCTCCGACACCAGCGTCAGGCATTGGACAAGCTCGGTCACATCCTCCCCGTCTACGCGGATCTTGCAGTTGTGGCCCACGCGCGCAAGATCAACCTCGATCGCCGGGAGTTGCTTCTCGTTCACAGCACCACCTCCAGTGCCACCACATTGAGCTCTCGGTCTGGCTCCGCGTGCCCCTGGCCGGCGAGGTTGCTGACGATCGTCACCCATCCCGGATCCGTCACCAGGTCGTCAACCTCGATCTGCGCGCCGTGGGGGCGGCAAAGTACTAGGTCGGGGTACTCGATGCGCGTGGGTTCTCCATCTTTCGTCACTCGCATGAGGAGCACGGGGAAGAACTCCGCCTGCAGCACGCACTGCACGCCGTCCTCGATCTTCTGGCACCACTCCATAGAGCCTCCCTTCAGCCACATTCGCCGACACGATCGGCAACTGGTGCTGTTGATTTCGGGATGTTCGACGGTTTCGGGTGTCCCACAGTTGTGACAGATAGTCATGGATCCTCCCATCCAACGAGCGTGATGAACGCGAAGAATTCACAAGCGTCTTGTGGACAACCGGCTGATGGCGTCACGTCGCCGCTGGACGCGATGTCGTGAGTCAGTCGCCCGATCTTCCCGCAAGTAGGGCAGGCAACATCAACTTGGCCATTCTCGAGAAGTATCCACGAGCCGCCCGGAATCGACGTGTGATCACCTCGTTTGAAAGCGATACGGTTCATGCTACCTCCCTTCGTGAGGTTGGCGGGTGCTGCCGAAAGCGATACCTGTCTGCCGAGGGCAGCGTTGCTCGCTCTGTTATGAATAGGCTGGGTGGCGACGTTCATGCAGCGGACTCCTCTGCCGTGAGATCGCCAGGGAAGACGAGGACCAGGGAGCATCGACATCGCGGATGCGCGGGCGGCGCGAAGAACTCGCCGGCCGACACCACGAAATTACCGTCGAGTGGCACGGGCTCCGCGTTGTGCAGAGAGCGACAGAGAGCGTCGGCGGTCGACGCAGCCACCCAGCGCTTCATGGTCTCGGCATCCAGCAGCCCTTCGTCCCGCACCGAGCGCCACATGTCCATCTGACCCTGGCTCTCAGCCCGCGTGATCTCCGTCTGGGCGATGGCCTCGGAGCGTACCTTGAGCTTCCGTCTTCGGTTGGCCGCCACCATGTTCTCGATCTCTCGCCGAGAGAGCGGTGGATCCGCCGCCTCGAGCTGTGCCCTCACCTTGGCCAAGTGCTTCTGTTGGGGAGCGGTGAGGCCGATGGTGTCGCGGATCCGGCGGGCAGTGGCCGGCGCGGAGATCCCCTGCTCGATGGCTTCCTTGATTGCATCGCGGATGGCGCTCTCCGTATTCGACTGGATGCCCCGGATCAGTTCCAGCCGATGCGTCCGCAGCCAGGCAATCGAGTGCGGGTTGACGATGTCGAAGCGGAAGTCGGCGACCCGACTCCTGTCGCCGGCCGTCAGCTTGCCGAGGAGGACGCCCAACTCAAGCTCCGCCTTCTCCGCGAGCAGCGTCGCCAGCAGGATGTCGAGCTGCTCGTCGAACGAGAGATCGGGGAGTACATCCTCCGGTTGCTTAAGAATGCGTGTCGAGGCTTTTGTCAACGGCGCGTAGAGCCCGATGGGCAACGCCGCTATCACCATCTCCGCGCTCTGCGCCTCGGCCGCCGTCTCCACCAGGTCCTCGGTGATCCGGTCCTCGAGGTTCTGGACGACCATCTGGAAACGCCGCGCGAATCGACGCTCGAACCGGTTGCTGAATAGCTGCGCCCGGGTCCAGGCACGAGCCCGCTCCCGCTTCTGGGGCTCGCGCTGCTTGCGGAGATGGGAGAGGAAGGGCATTAGGTGGCGGCCTCCGCCTCATCGAACGATTCAGCGTCAACGTTCTCCGCGCCGAAGATCGCCTCGGCTATCTCCCGGGCGACGTGCACTGGGTGGACCGACCCGTCCGAATTACGGGCCTCTGAAGCCTTCATTTTCGCGAGCCCCAGCGCCGCGTTGTCACGGTGATTGTGCAACACCATGTCAATGCCCTGTCGGATGTACTCGGCCATCGAGACGCCAGTCCGCTCGCGCAGCACCTTGAGCCGCCCATGCTGCGACTCGGTCAGGTAGACGGTGGTGCTGTACTTGCGGGGCATGGCGACTCCTTGCTTCAACGTGCATCAATGCTTCGTCCTCACTTCAGCCGCCTCCTGGGCCGCCTCTTCCAACGTGTCGGCCGCGCACTCCTGGCACTGCCACACATCCCCATCGTCCGGCCGGCGGAGTGTCTGGCTGCAGCCTCCGTCGCACTCCGCGTAGATCATGGGCTGGATCTTCCCCACGTTGAGTTCGCCGCGTTTGCCGGCCTGACTGCTTAGCCCATGCTTGACCCCGCCATAGTAGGCGGCCATCACCAGGACGCCCGCGATGAAGCCGAAGACGAGCCCAGCGGCCATGATGAGGGCGCCGCCGATCATTCGCCTGCCTCCTTGTCGGGGACATGCGCCATGTGCGCCTCAGCGTCCTCCTCCTCATCATCGAACGGCTCGCCGGGGATCGTGGTGCCGATAGGGGTGGGCTCGCCGGCGCCATAGCAGGGCACGGCCCTGACGTGGGTGCAGTCGTCGCTCCCGATATCACATCCCGCCAGGGCGCAATCAATCTCTTCCTTCAGCAGCTTCGAGCGCTTGACCGTGCCGCGCTCGTTGTACTCCCACTCAACGCGACCATGCTCCGGCCAGTCGGCTTGGCAGGGCCCCTCGTGGTCCCCCAGGTCGCAGGTGATCTCGACGTTCGGATGGACTTTGGCGCAGGTCATTTGCTCTCCCCCTCCAGCAAGGACCGGACCGCACAGTCCTTGGCCTCGAGCAGCTTGCGAAGCGCGACTGTGGTTTCAGGGTTGCCGGGGAGGCTATTAGCCATTTGCGTGGCCAGCTCGCAGAACGGGCGAGAGATTTCCTGCAGGTTCTCGGGCAGGTGCGTGTAGCTGAAGAACTGAAGAAGGCGCTCGACTGATGGGTGTAGTAGATCGTTCATTGTTCCCTCCTAGATGGCTTTGACGAGCCCGCAATCAAGGCAGACCCGGTGTGTTGCTTCCTCGCCGGCCGAGCAGGGCACGATGCACGGCTTCTCGCTGACCGAGTCGTATTCGGTCGTGGCCCGAGCGTAGCGGTGATGACCGCGCTTCAGGCAGCGCTTGCCGTCCTCGTCCTGCGGCCGCCCATTGCGGAGCGTCGCGCCAACTACCTGTTCCGGTTGGTTCATGGTGCCTCCCCCGTGGCTGGCGTGAAGGCGGCGGTGCCCACCGTGCCCATGATCGCCTCAGCCCTGTCCCGAGAGATGGGGAAGGCGGCGACGATCAACTCGATAGCCGATTCACGCGGCAACGTCCCGTCGCCCACCGAGGTGAGCAGGGTGACGATGGCCGTGACCTGGGCCCCGTTGAGCGCGAGCTTCGGATCGAGCAACACCTCTGCCGACTCGGTGGGCGCACCGCCAACGTCCGCCGGGGTGGGCGGTGGCCCCTCGGCGGGTACCCCTGCCACGACCGCTGCCGCTTGCTGCTCGGGCGTCAACGTCGCCGGCACCGCAGAGGGCACCGGCTGTCCGGGGACCCTCGGCCTGGTCTGCGGATCCATGCGCCCAGAACCACCGGGCCGCGCCGGGTCCGCGTTCATCGGCGTGAGGTCTGGGTCCTCCTGTTTCTCAGGCAGCGAGCCCTTCTGGCGGATATGTCGCTCGAGCGCGTTATCCGGGGACAGCGCACCGCTGCCGATCATCTTCGTGATGAAATCGCCGAGCATCGTGAGGTCCGGGATCTCGATGTCCCCGTGCTCCAGCGAAGGCCACACCTCTCGCGGGAACTCCGGGTTGAGCCGGAAGAGCCGGGGGATGGCCACCCGGTTGATCACCGACTTGATGATGCCGAGGAAGCCGCCGACGGCCGTGCTCGACGCCTGCGTCTTCGAGTCGCTCAGCGCAAAGCTCCCGACCTTGTCCTGGCCGAGCAGCACCCAGTCGTGGAGCACGGTGGTCGTGATGCGCTTCTCGTAGCGCTCGATGGTCTTGGACGCGTCGATAGCCCGCCGGCCGCCAGTCGTTGCTAGCCGGAACTTGTAGCCGGTGGGCTGACCGTTGATGTCGGTCTCCGTGGGGATGACCAGACCGTGGAGCTCGTCCATGCGGATTCGTCGGGCAAGCTGCTCGAAGCTCGTCCGGATAGCTCGGTCGGAGACCGACGCGTTCGGGTCCATCAGGTGGACCGGCACCTCGAACACGGGCATCCCCGCAAGCTCCCGCTCGATGCCGATAGCCTCGAAGTCCTGGATGCGTTTCATGCGCATCCAACTACGGAAGCTGTTCCGAAGGATGGATCTACCCTCCGGGTTGTTCTTCGCGCTCCTCGTCCGGAAGAGTAGTGCCTTCTCGATGGGGATGAGCACCAGCCCCTTCCGCGCGAACATGTCCCATTGCCACATGCCTTTGATCGTGCCGTCCTCGTCCAGCTCCCACTTCCAGAGCGTGTCCTGAGCCCGCACCCCGAACTTGCGCCAGCCGATGCGGCCGTCCGTGTGGTTCGAGCGCCGCGACGGGTCCACCTCGTCCGGCCCCACCCGCCGCTTGTAGACCTCCTCGAAGAGGGACCAGCCGAAGGGGAGCATGGTCAGCACCTCGGCCACGAAGTCGTCCCAGGTCACGGCCATGTCATCGATGCAGCTGTCGAGGAACTTCTGGGCCTCTACCGCCTGCTCGTTGTCCTCGTCGGCCGGCACGCTGTGCCACTCCACCTGCCGGACGAACATCTCGATGGCGAAGAGGAACGCGCCGATCACCGCGCAGTTGTCGCTCATCTCGCGGTAGAGCTTCACGCCCCGCTTGCCGCGGAGCTTGATGTGCCACTCCTCGTCGACCATGCCCCCGAACTGCTTGAGCCCGGTGGTGCCGAGTATGGCCATGGGGTCTATTGCGACGGTCTCCTCGTTCGGTGCGGTCTGCTGATTCTCTGCCACTGTCAGTCTCCCCAGGGATTCACCCGCTCGAGTAGTTCAGAGTCCAGTTCGATGGCCGCGACGCCCACCCCAATCCGACCGTTCACGACCTCTAGCACGGCCATCGATTGAGTGTCGACCTGATCGTCGTGCTCCACGTTCGGGAAGTTCACGATCTCCTCCTCCCACTCATCCAGCCACTCGGCCTTTGCAGGATAGTAGAGTTGCCCCCCTTCTTGGAAGACCTGGGCGGACCGCGCGCGGGCGATCTTGTCGCCGTAGCGTCCAGGGTGGAACTCCCGGCAGGGGACCGGCGCGTGGTTCGCGTCTCCGCGACGAAGCAGTGCGATGAGCGCGTGCTGGTAGGCGACCGACTCGACGACGAGGAAGCCGCCGTTGCGCGCGAAGAACTGCCGAGCGGCAGCCAGCTGGCCGGGCGCCTCGCTCTTGAATCGAATGCGGTCGACAAGCAGCAGATCGTTGGAGTGGGTCAACGCCCACGCGCTGAATACCACGTAGTCGTGCTGCTCCTTGTCCTTGGCCGCAAGGTCGACGGTGGCGAAACGCACGGTGCGGCGCGGCTCAACCCGCCGGTCCGCATCGCCCTCGCCCCCCGTCAGCAACCACAGTAGGCTGCCGTTGGTCTGCGGTCTCCAATAGCGGAACTGCTGCCGGGCGAAGACCTTGCCCTCACCGGCCAGGGGTCGCTGCATGAAGACCGCTCGCCAGATCAGATGGCCAACCGTCCGCTTGATGACGAGTAGCCGCTTTGCTGGATAGCGCTCAGGCCACAGCGCCTCGCCCTCCTTGCGGCCCATCAGATCGTTCTCTAGGGCAAGGGCTGGCAGACAGATCTCAGTGAACTCGAGGCCGCGATCTTCGAGCTCCTCAGAGCCCGGTGCCTGCGCTTGAATGCGACCGATGATGTCGTCCTCGTCCCAGCGGGTCATTGGGATCCAGATCACGCCCCCCGGCTCAAGCCGGGTGAGGGCCGTCGACAAGAACCAGTCCCAGACCATGTCACGATAGAGATGAGACTTGGACTGCCGCCAGTTCTTGTAGAGATCGTCGAGGATCAGGACTTGGAAGCCTTCCCCCGTGAACGGCCCGTCGACGCCCGCCGTGAGCATGCCGCCGCCTGCCGTCGTGTCCCAGCGGGAGCGCGCCTTGGAGTCGCGAGAGACGCGGACCCTCAGCGAGGAGGTATGCTCCTGGATCGTGTTCCGGACAAGGCGCCCCCACTTCGCGGCGATCTGGAGTTCGTAGCTGGCGAGCCCGATCTTGTACTCGGGATGGAGGTCCAGGACCCAGACTGGTGTCCACCAGGAGGTCAGATAGCTTTTGCCATGACGGGGCGGCATCGACGCCATGACGTTCTCAACCCCGTTCTGCCGGTAGATGCTGTCGGCGAGCGTGTCGCTCAGAAGGCTGAGGTGCCTAGTCGCTCTCCACTTCCCCTGGGAGAGCGTCTCCCCCATTGCCGCTGGCGTCGCTCTCGTCGCTGCGAGTGCCGCTGCCCGCATGCGCAAGTCGTCGTCGAGTTCCGGGGTCGTCGAGGAGTCGCTGTGCCTCTCGCTCAAGGGCGCTGTCGACATCCGTCTCCCTGTTCTCGTGGATCGACTCGGGCTCGCCGCGGCTGATGCGCTCTATCTGTACACCTTCCTTCGCCAGCCGGGAAGCCTCCGATGCACTGATCCTAGCAAACGTCGTCTTGCCTGTCTTCTTGTCCTTCGATTCGAACTGATCGAGCGCGCCGATCCCCACCCCCTGCATGCGCATGCCGATCCGAGCGTGGCGCTTCCGCATCTTGGTGATCTCGTCGGCGTGTGCCTTGCGCCCCACATCGTCGAGGTGCATGTCGTAAGCCCGCGTTCTTTCTACCCAAGAGTGCTTGGAACTCCACCCGTCCATGAGCTTCTTCGATTTGCCTAAGAGGCGCCCCGTCTTGGCGGTGCTCCTCTGGGGCCCTGCATCTCTGTAGGCAACAAACGCTGCCCACGCAGGATCGGTCTCATTCTCTCTGCGTTCCCATGCGCTTGGCTCTTCAGCCGACACTCATCCCTCTCTGTTGTCTTATAACATGGCGAGTTAGGGCTGCCTTGCAAGCATCTCCGCAGGTTTTCCGTGTGCTTCGATGGCACTTGACTCGACGGCCGCACCACTGACATTCGATGACTCTGGATCCCCTTACAGGCCTGCTGTCTTCGGTGAGACGAGTGAGGTTTCGAGAGATGGGGCTGAGCTTTCTGCCGGCCGCCGCGTATTGCTTGCGTTCGACGTAGTCTACGATCTCTTTCAGCCCTTTCAGAAGATGCTCCTGCAACAGAGACATCCGACGTCTGCGCGTATCGTAGGTCCACGAATCAGGCTCTGGTAGGATTTCCTCCGTGAATTTATTACTCACCGAGCTTCACCTCTTTTCGGCGGGCTCGTGATCGCTGAGTCGTGCGAGTCTCGTCGGTTGGGTCGCGTCATTTCTCCCACTTCCGAATCTTCTTGACGTGTCGATACCACACGCCCCTACAGTACTCGGCAGGACGTCACGCGGTCAAAGTCTGGTCTGATCCGATGACCGATTGCCCTGAGCGCTCGCCCTCCAGAACCCGATGATCGACGACGGCCACGCCCTGGCCGATGATGCAGATGATCTTCGGTGGCTTCCCCTCCTGTCCTAGGTAGTCCCTCCACCAGCGTTGCGCGCTCTCCACGGCGTCCTCCCGCGTGTAGGCGAGCACCGTCACGAACTGATCGTAGTCACCGCGCCGGTCCTCGAAGCGGACCTGATAGACGTGCATGTCGTAGGATCTCATTGCATTGATCCCGGACCCTCCTTGGGGCGCAGCGCATAGCCCCGCCCGAAGAGCGCGTAGATGAGCCAGTCGCTCTTGCGCCTCGGCAGATGCTTCTCGACAGGACCGCACCCGAAGTGTCGTCCCAGACGGCAGAACCGGCACTGACAGGTTGCGATATCCCAATGCCTGGTCATGACGCGGTTTATGAAGTCTCTGACCATGGCTCCTCCCTCTCGAAGCTATCGGGCGGTTCGCCCGTCTCCCGGTGTTGCAGGTTGCCATCGCGGTTCTTCACGAAGAGGCCCATCGGCAGGTAGCGGCGCTTGAATCGGCCATGCCAGCCTTCGCCGCCACACTCGCTGCACAGGTTCTGCTTCTTGGGGTGGCCCGCGACGTCGGTGTCGTCCCAGTCCCAGACCTCGCCGAGGGCCGTGTTCTCGATACACCCGCATTCCTCGCATTGATAGAGGCTCATCAGTCCCTCCACTCAATGCGCTGTCGCAGCACGGTGTCGAAGTGGTCGTCTGGCATGTCCTCGGCGAACTCGACGCGCAGCCCCATGATCTTGAACTCGGGGTCGAGGACCAATGGATGCTCCCAGGACGGGCCGACCGGAATTGCCTGCTGCATCCGGGCGAACGTCACTATGTTCATCCGCAGGTGCGACGGTGCCCCCCCACCACACATGGCCTCAACCTTCGCTATCGCCACCCGCAAGTCTTGAACGATCTGATCGGCGTCAGTCATGGCTTCCTCCGCGTCCATAGCCCGTGGCCATCGCCGCCCACCACGCAGCTCTGGTGCTTGTAGACCACGGACGGCTCCCAGACGCCGATGCCTCGCGCAGGCCGCCCGCAGATCGCGCAAGGCATGACGAACTCGACGGGCTGCAGGAAGTCGAGCGGGTTCCTCTTGTCGTGGTAGACGAACCGTTCCCGCGTGCGCCACGCCCACGTTGCCCATGCCGCCACCGCGAGTGCTGCGCTGATTGCGAGTAGGTAGATCATGGTTCCCCCCGGTGGATGACTCTGGAGGCGCCAAGCATCGCGAAGCCGAGGGCAATAGCGCAGGCCGTTGGTTCCGAGCGCCACCAATCAATTGACATGAGCAGTAGAGCGCCCAGCGCAACCATGAAGATGAGGATATAGCCCAACTCGGCAATCTGCGATAGCGTGCTCTTCATTTCCGCATCTCCTTCGCGAACGCGCGGAGCAGCTCTTCCGTCCACTCCTTGCGCCCGTGTTCGAGGTCCGAGAGGTGGACCGACGTGATTTCGAGCTTCTTGGCCATGCTCCGAATCGTGCGCCCTCGCGCAATCCGCATCTCTCTCATCACGGCGCCAACGGTGAGCGGCAGCGCCGGCACCTTGCCCGTCCCGTTACAGTGGGAGCACTTGGCACCCGGGACGTTGGCGAGGATCTTCGCTACTTCAGCGCGGTCGGTCATGGCTTCTCCTCCTGGCCTTCCGCGAAGCCACGGCTACGCGCATGGCAAAGCATGTCGGCCACCTGTTTCTCAAGCTCCTCGAAGTCCTCGTTTGACGGTGGGCCATCACGAAGATCCAAGATCGTGATTCGACGCCAGAGCTGCACCGTCTCGTGTGCCCAGTCTTTGTCGCGCTGTTCTACAGCCATCCTTCCCTCCTACCTCTCGATTATCGTTTCCGTGGCGCTGCGCATTCCTCGGCTGGGCGGATCAGCCGGATCGCGCGTGCCCAGCGCTTCTTCGATCTCGTCGATGGCCCGTGCCCAGGTGTCGGGCTCCTCGACCCAGCGGGGCACGAAGCGAGTCGGCCTTCTCCTCGGTGCCGGCATGTAGAGCTGGCCTGCAGCCGCGAGCTGCTGAGCGGTCTCCCCGTCGGCCGTCATCATCGTGCGCGGATCGAGTCCGATGGTCTGCCGGCCCAGCCCACGCACGTTCTGGGCGCCAAACTGGGCCTTCAGGCAGCATCGGCAGCGGCTGCTGTACGTGCATGTGCAGACCTCGTCGATCACGCCTCCGCCTTCCGGTTCAACACGCGCCGTGCGATCTGCACTCCCGGGGTGACTGGCTGATCCTGCTTCGCCCACAGCTGAGTCAGCTCCTCGGCCATCGTCCGCATCTCATCTCGGAGCGTTCCATTGGTTGCTTGTTCGACGCTCAGAGCACCGGCCGCATCGTCCCGCTTCCGCCGCGCCTGGACCATAGCGTCACGGCACCGGAGCTTCTCTTCCTGTTCGCGCTCGGCAGCCTCTACGAGTGCATCGATGTGACTGATAAGGCGGTCGAGCGGAACGTCATGCGCGTAGATGTCGTTGATCTCGTCCTCGCTCATCAACCGCGGATCCGGAGACGGCGTAAACCGCTCGTCTTCACGGTGGACCACTCGCAGCATGACCCGACGCAGGTGGTGCCAAACCTTTCGCGGCTCCCAGTCTTCCAATGGGTAGGGCTGCGCGGCATCCGGCCACGTCGCATCGAAGGCGGAGCGCATCCGATTGCGCTCTTGCTTGCGAGCCCGCTCCATCTTCTCGTGCTGCTTGGTGCCGAGGACGGCCTCGACCTCCTGCATGTACCACTGAACGGAGACCGATCGCACAGTGGCCAATCGCATCAAGACGTTGCACGCGCATTCTCCGCAGATGGTGATGTCGTCAAACGCAACGACGACGGGCGTGCCCGAACCTATGTAGCTTCGGCAGCATGAACATTTCCCTGACGTGCCATCAACCAGGGCCGGGCAGCGAGGGTCTTCAGGGTTCCAGCCTGGCAGGATTCCGTTGTGGCTCATTCTTCCTCCTCGTCAAAACAATGGCACCAACATCCGCCACACTCAGCGCATTGGACGTGCGGGTGGCATTCGAGACAATCGCCGCACTGCCAGCAGAAGTCCTCGCCACACTCGGGCATCACGCTCCCTCCTTCTCGACAATGCGATGGGCCAAATCAAGCGCTGCCCTCTCAGATCCGGTAAGAATCCATCCGGGGTCGGCGTCTACGGCGTTGCCGAGCGTCTTCACTGCCCTAGCCAACATGAGGCGTTCAGCGGCGAGCTGGCGTGGTCCTGGTGGCTCGCTGCTGTGGTCGTTCGGACAGTTCGGCTGTGCCCCTTGGCATGGACATCCCATCACGCTCCTCCTTTGTGCTTCTTCACGATACGCTGCGCGACGTCAGCCATGCCTTTGATGTCGGCCCTGAGATCGTTCGGCTTCTTCTCCCTCATCCTCTTCCCTCCTGCCGTCACACGGCTCGTCCTTCCGCTCTTCCAGCAGCTCGTTGTAGTGCTCGGTGGTGCTGCGGCCCGAGCCGAACGCCCGGATGGTCGCGTCGCTCCAGCAGCGTTCGCAGATCATTTCGATCCGCTCACTTTGAGGGGCTTCGTCGGCCTGGTTAGCACGCTCTTGAGACGCTCAAGCGCTGCGTCGATTGCGCAGTCCCGGCATAGCGCCCTGTGGTCTTCTATCGGATCTTGGCATTCTGGGCAGCAGACAGTCTTGCCCGCGAGACACTCCTCAAGTTCACGGATGCGGTCGTGGTCCGCCTTGATAGCACGCTCGGCGCCTGACGCTCCATCACCCAACGCCACGTTCCAATCGCCCTCCCACATAGTCTTGTGTGGCACTTCTTCCTCCTTGCTCTCTCCCCAGAATCCTTCCTCGCCCGTCCCCCCGCACCCGAAGCAGTCGCGCTCTCCTTGCGGCGCCGGCACCGTACCGCTGCCACTACACTCGGAACATCTCATCGCGCTTCCACTCCACAGGCTTGAGATCGCCCTTCAAGTAGAGCGGGTGTCTTGGGTATCCCTCCTTCGTCAGTCCCAGGTGGTGGAGCACCGTGAGTCTCGTCGCCCAGGCGGCGATCGTTCGTCCGCGACTCACCAACCCACCGTGGGCTCCCCACGCACAGATGACCATTGACGAGTCGACCATGAGCGCAGCAAGGTACTCGTCATTCTCCGGACCCACCGGATCTCGATGGCTCTTCAGTGCCGCTGGATCCGTCGACCGCAGCGCGAAGATGTTGCCAACGACCAAGTGCTTAAAGTTCCAAGTCTGTGCGAACCGGATGCAGCGCCGCACAGTCGGGTCGTCCTCCGTCTCATCCGCCGTGCTCGGGTTGAGCATGATGAAACAGCACGTGCCTTTGCCCGTGAGCCAGGAGCGCGTGAGGAGATAGCGGTATTCCTGGTTCGCCCCGCCGAAGATGGCGCCCGGCCTGGCCTGAGTCATGTTCGCCAGCAGCGTCATGGCCACAGCGCCTCCTTCAGCATCGACACGAGGAGCGCCTCAGCCTTCTCGTAGTCCGGCTCCTCGGGCAGCACTGAGTATCGGACAGCCGTAGCCGCGTCATCGAACAGCGCGTCGGCCAACGCTTCAACCCGTTTGATCGGCCACTTGCCGCGCTTGATATCCAGCAGTTCCTGGGAGTCGATGCCAGACCGGTTCACCCGATACTCGCCGTAGCGCAGTACCTCGCAGCCCATGCGGAGCAGCCGGATGCAGTGGGCCGCATTCTTCGTGTCGTAGCCGAACCGATCGACGAGCTCCTTGCGCTTTGCCCCCATGTAGCCCTGGTAGGCGGAGCCTCGCATCTTGTCGATCTGCTGCTGGGCGTATCCGGTGAACGAATCGTAAGCCTTGCGCGACATGAACAGATGCCGGTGCGCGATGAGCCGCTGGCCGAGCGGGCTGACGTGCACGTACTTGTCTTCGGGCAGCCAGAGCATGGCCACAACATTCGGGTTGCTCTTGAGCAGCAGCGTCACGAACTTCCGCAGCTCGTAGATCACGATGTCGAACTTGCCCTCCCAGCTCTCGGCCATCCCCCGACTGCCCCACGCTGACTCGGGTCGACCCAGGTAGTTCTCGGTCGGCGCGATCACCACGCCCATCAGGTCGATGTCGTCGATGGAGTCGGGGGCGTCGCTGCGTATGAACATGCCGTGGGCGACAGAGCCGCGGAACGCCCAGAGGATTGCGCCCTTGGGTGGCGGTGGCGGCACACATTCTTCGTGGAAATCAAACCTTGTGGTGACCTCATCCGGGCCGGTCACCTCTAGAATTATCGGCTGTCCGCACACGCGGCAACGCACCGGCGCCATAATCATCGGCTCGTTCTTCTCCATGTCGTTCACGGCCACAACACCACCTCCGTCTGGAACCAGGTTTGGAATAATGAGTGCCGATCATCGCGGGACTCGGCGGGCCCCATCGCCGGCGCCACGTCTTTGCCCGGGGCCAACACGCCTGTCGCCTGGCGGAAGCTCTCGGCGATCACCCCGAACGCATCGGAGAAGTGCTCCTCGCGCATGAGCCGAAGATAGCGCGCCAGCCACGCCGGCTCCTTGAGGACGCCCATCCCGGCACATCGCTGGCATGGCCCCGGATCGCCGTCGATGGGCACCAGTCCGCGCTTACAGTTGGGACAGTCCATGGTGCGGAGATCACACATGGCGGAACTCGATCCGACGCACCTTGTCGCCGGGTTGCTTCTTCATCGATTTGCAGAACATGCCCACGAACCAAGCGGCGTCCATGCCGGGGAATCCTTCGCGCGCGACTTCCTCGTCGGTGATGGCCGACAAGGCCTCCACGGTCACAGACGTGACTTCGATCTGGCCGAGAACGACCTGCTTCTCACCAAGTCGGAAGCCCATCACCCTGTTCACGGCCTTCAGTCGGTCGCCAGCCTGCAGGTTGTTCCAGGTCTCGACGGCCCGCCGCGTCACGGTCTTCGACCGGTCGATGATCTGATCCTTGGTCAGCGCAAAGCTCATGGCTCTCATCCTTCCCCCCTGATCTCCGCCACCTTGTCGGCGGCCGCGTTGAGTTGGCGTGCATGCTGGCGCAGGTTGTATTCGAGCCTTGCGGGGAGCGCTGCACCGATGTCCTCGATCCGGCTCTGCACCTGCCAGTCGGCCACCACTTGACTCTCGTCGAAGCCAAGCTCCTTAAGGCGTGCGCGGATCTTGTCGTACTCCGCGTAGCGCTTCTCCAGTTCATCGTTACGGCGCTCGATTTTGCGTGTCTCCTCGCCCAGCGCTCGCCGCACGTTCCACCCGAGCTGCCGATTCTCGGCCTTCGTCTTCAGCCAATCGCGCCAGAAGTCGGCGGCGGTCGCCACCTCGCCGAGCCCGGGTAGCGTGATCCGTGCTCGGCTCATGATGACGTAGACCAGCAGGTCGCTCGGTATCTCGATCTCACAGCGCAACGCGCGCTTCTTGTTGAAGAGGCGCTTCCCATTCTTTGATGCCCAGACTAGGCCCACGCCCTTCGGTAATTCGTCCGGCTGGATCAGTCCACTCGGGCACGCGAAGTAAAACTGATGGCAGAGGGGCAGATAGTCTGGCCACTTCTCGTCGCGCAGGAAGTCGGCGCGGCTCTCCTTGATTTCGTAGCCGATCATGGTGATGGGCGACCACGTACGCCGCAGCACCCACGCATCGAGCCGGCGATGGCTCCGCGCCTGCGACGGGCCGTCTTTACACTCGGCAACGAACACGTCGCGAGAGTGGCGGGATTCGAGGAGACCGATCATGGTGTCTCCGGGTCGACTGGAAACCGCTCTTCCCGCTTCTTCTCAAGCGCATCCCGCACGAAGCGATAGCAGTCGTAGCAAAGCGAGACGGCGAAGCATGAAGCGAACGGTGTGTCCAATTCGCCAAGCTCTATGCGCATGTCGTTCTTCTTGTCACCGCACACCCAGCAACCTTCACCCATGGCTCACCTCCGCCACCACCTCCAACCACTTCGGATCGAGGGCCGCGTGGATTCCCTCTGGCGGCAGTGGGTGCCACTCGCCTCGCGCGGTCAGCACATGATCGCCGGCCATGACCTGCGGCTGCGGCGCTTCGGTCTCGAACCTCACCGTGCCGTCTTCGAAGTAGCTGATGATCTGACCGATGCTCCCGGGACCGGTGATTGCGTAGGGTGCGCCCGCCTTCACGCGGTAGCGTTGCCATGGTGGGTGGCTGACGATCATGACCTGGATCTCTTTCGGCCGACCAGCGAACCACTCGTCGAACTCGGCGCGTTCCTCGGCTGAAACGTCGGGTGGGTAGTTGAGTAGGCTCATCATCCCACCTCCGGATACTGGTCCCAGACATGGCCGTCGAGCTTCGGCATCTTCACGAGCTTGCCGTCGATTTCGGCCTGCTTTAGAAAGAAGGGAACGCTGGCCTCGACACATTGATCACGAGCTGCGCGTGCCCAGTCGAGTTCCATCGGGCGAGCGCCGGGCCCTGATTCGCTGCCCATGATGAGCCAATCGACGCCCGGTTCTCCGTCTGGGCCGTCGCCAAGTAGGCTCGCTACCTCTGTCGGATGGTCACACGCATCACAAGTTTGGTTATAGGTGACGCGGGAGTCGCTGAGATAAGCTGCACACTTCTGGCACCACCAATCGCCCGAGAAGTCCACCGCCTCCAGCGCTGGTTCATAGCTCACGACGCGCATCGCGGCGGGCGTTTGCAGCAAGAACGGAAGCGATTTGTCGGCATCCTTCTGATTGGAGATGGAAATGCCAAGCCAGACATTACCGAACCACTTGCCAGCAGGCATTCTCTGCTGAGCGCGGCACAGGCTATCCCACCAGTTGTCCCAGTTCTCCATCATCGGCGCGCCGGCCTTGGCTAGCCGCTCTGCCGTGAGTCCGATCATGTAGTCGCGCATTCGCTCCGCACGTTTCGTGAGAAGCACGAGCGTGCTGGCGAGTCGCACGCTGTGCAGCGCGTTGATCGCCATAACCGCGAACACCTGGTCGATGAACCCATCTGGCACGTCCTCGTGGAACAGGTCGCTCATCGAGTTGACGAAGCACATGCGCGGCTTCCGCCAGCGAAGCGGTTGGCTCAGGCGGTCTTGGTGACACTGCACGTCGGTGAACTTCCGGTCGCCCCAGAACCGTTTGGCCATGGCAGCGGCATAACAGTTCTTGCAGCCAGCGGAACACTTCGAGCAGCCGGTCACCGGGTTCCACGTCTCCGGCACGCAGCCCGGGCGTTGTAGCCATTCGATGGTGCTGCGGCTCATTGTCCTTCCTCCTTCAGTCGGTAGCCGTCTTCCTCATCCCACTCGATACCGTGGCGCTCGGCGAGATCGTCTCGGACAGCATGCACGTTATCCACGACTTCGGAGTGGGTGCTCTCGCTGGCGGCGTGATGGAGGCTGTTGACGAGCCCCAGCGTTGCGAGGCGTCTCTGTTTCTTTGTGGGCTGCTGCCTGTCTCCGTCAATGATCAAGTCTTGCGGCAGCGGTCCCACCTCGAACCACTTGTCCTTCATGAAGTGGCCAATGCGATGGACCCTGCTATGCTCTGCCTCAACTCGACACGTCGTCTTGGCGAGCGCGGCGAACGATTCAACCTCAAGCGTTTTCATCAGCCGCGCAAGATGCGAGAACATCACGCCACTGCCCTCATCTAGTCTCTCGGTGTTGGCGAGCACGTGGCCGCCCGCGCCTTGTCCAGCGCCGTCATAGTCCAAGAAGATCCAGAGGCAGAGGAAGACTCCTCGATCGATTCTCAGGTCTGCCGATTTGATGATCGCGTTTTGTCGTTCAATACTCATCTCACCCACCTCGGCGCTCCCTCGCGCCAGCGCTTTGCGTCACACCAATTGCATAACTGGAAATAGCCGTCGCCGTCGTCCGCGTAGTCGTCGAAGCTCCAGTAGTGGAGCATCGCTGCGCACAGCAGCGCCTTGATGAGGCGGCGGATCGGCCGACCTGGCCGAGTAGAACTGTTCACTTGTCTTCCCTCCTAGCCCCGTGGCCGGGACCTGTCTTGTATCCTATTCCTTGCTCTTTCCCAATGCCAGAGCGGACCTCCGCGGTCTCCGGCTTCGTATCTTCTCGGCCCAATCTTTGCGGCGCTCTCTCAGTAACGCGCTCCCCGCTATCGCGGCCGCCAGCGCGTCGCCCGTGTGCTCGTTCCGCGGTGTGATGCCCAGGTGCAGACACACCGCCCGCTTCGTATCGTCCTTCCCCACCTTGCGCTTTTTGTCCCCGCCGCGCCCGATGACCAGCCGCTTAATGGTTCGCGTGTGCACCTCGGCCGCCGCCACGCCGTGCGCTCGCAGTGCTTCGTGCATCATGCCGATGAGCCTGGGGGTCGACGTGCTCATCGAACGGGGCCCAGCGCCACCGTGGGGCGAGAACTGCTCGATCACCGCGAAGCTCGGGCGGAGATGCTCGATGATCTCGTGGAGGCGCACGGAGAACAGCGCCACTCTACAACGCGTGTCGTCGGTCTTGGTCTTGGAGTTGTCGCGCTTCGTGCTCATCGAATCCTCGAACAGGTGGCGCACGGACCCCGGCGTCACGATCACCGCACCAAAGCCGGTCGTCGCTATGCCGGGATCCAGTCCCAGTATCACTGGGCCGCGCTCGTCCAACGCTACTCCTCGCCCTCTTCCGGCTGAAGCTGGCCGGGGATCTTGGTCTTCAGGTTCCTCTTCACCTCGAACCAGGCCTCGACCCCCGTCTCCGGATCGCGGTAATGGGTCACGCCCTTCTCGTCCATCTTGACTTCGAGCGCACTCTTCGCGGTCTTCTCCTCGCGTCCCTTCACCATGCGCTCGTCGCGCGCCGTTCCGTGCTTGACCGCCAGATCGGTCAGCTCCTTGTCCTCCTTGTCCTTCATCCCCTCCAACTGTGGTTGTCTCGGTAGTTGGGTCACGTTTCCCCTCGCTGTTTTGGCCATTGGTTGTTCTCCTATGCGCACGTTGCGCGGTTGTGGTTTGGGCTCTTACATTCGGTGCAGCGCACCGTTCGTTGTGTCGCCAGCGTTCCGTTCCTGCGCCATCGTCGGTAGTGCTTCTGACACCAGCCACGGGCGAGCGCCGCGTTGACGCAGCCAGGCTCCTTGCATAGCCAGCCAGCGTCCTCGTTGGGACATGCGAGCCGGTTGTGACCAGTCTCGCCGCATCGATGGCAGTGGCAGGCATCTCTCATGGCCCGCTCTCCCTAAACAGCGATAGCACTTCCTGACTCAGGCGCTTGGCCGCAATCTCGCAATACTTCTCCTCAGCCTCGATGCCGATGGCTCTGCGGCCTAAGTCCTTGGCAGCTCGGAGGGTAGTGCCGCTGCCCATGAAAGGATCCAGCGTCAAGCCCCAATCGTCGCGGGTTTCCAATAATGCTCGGCAAACATCTACAGGCTTTTCGGTGATGTGTTGCTTCGCAGCCCCAGCCGTCTTGCACCGAATATATCCAACCTGAGCAATGCCTGGCGCTTCATGGCCCCGCAGAAGTGGCCCCGCAGAGGCCCCGACCACGTATTCAACCTGCGCTCGAAACCAACCCTTGTCTGGTCTGGTCATCTCCGTCTTGTCCCATGGAACAATCCCACGATAGACCCACCCTCCAACTTGAACGGCATCTACAACGCATGGAAGGTTGCGCCAGTCAATGAAACACAGAAGGGCCCCACCACTACGGGTGCAGCGTAAACACGCAGCCATCCAGTCAGAACACCAAAGCGTAAATGATCTCTGGTCTCGGTTGTCCCCGGAGAACTCAGGATCCACCTTCATGGTGCTGCTCATTCGATATTTCTGCGACGGCTGCAAGTTTCGATCTGATCTGGTGGCGCCTCCTGAGCTATACGGCGGATCCGTCAGCACCAAATCCACTGGGCCCAAGTGCGGTAGGATCTCCCGGCAATCCCCGTGGTAGATCGTGATTCCCGCATGCTCGTAATAGGGAGTGATGCTCACCGCTGCTTCCTCACACTGTGCTCGAACACCAGCCGCTGCATGTCTTTGAGGTGCCGCTCTGTCGCCGCCAGCGAGCCGGCGCTGCCGCTGCCCTCGGTCGGGCGCAGTCCACTGGCCCAGAGATCATCCATGAGGACCTGAGCTTCTTTGAAGTCAAGGCTGAACGTTGGGGTGGCGGCAAAGGTCGGCTTCACTTCCACGAACTCGGTGAGTGTGGCCGCCATGCGCTTCCCGTCGACGTTCTTCTCGACCAGGAACTCAACCGTGTCGCACCACGGCGCGGGGAATGCTCGGGACTTCAGTGTGTCGCTCGTCATCATCTTCCCTCCTCAGTAGTCATACGGATCTGCCTGTTCGATCATCTTATCGAGAGCCCGCTTCATCATTCCGTGCGCGAGATCCGCGAGGTTCTCCTCGACCGCCTTCTTCAGCAGGTCCTTGAATTCCTGCTTCTTGATCAGGGTGGCGAGGTGCTTCTCCATCGTGCCTTTGCATGCCTCCTCAATGGCCTTCTCCAACACCGAGATCTTGCCCGCGCCTCCCTGCCTCGTTATGCGGTTCAGCACTTTCGGCAGCAGCGACTTCCAGTGCCGGCCGACCTCGCGGCGAATATCGTCGCCGAACTCCTCATCCTCGATCAGCAACTGCAACAGTGCATCGTGTGGTCCTGCCATCTTCCCTCCTATCCCGCGCCGTCGATCTGCGCCGGCTCTTGTTCCGGTTCTTGGGCTGCGGTGACCGTGCGAAGGATCGTGATCTCGAATGGTGCTTCTTCCTGCGCGGCCGCCAGATCGATCTCCTTGAGTTCTTTCCACCAAATCTTCTGCTCGCCGTTCCACTTGAAGCGGCGGTCCTTCGCCAGCTGATTCGTGTCGTAGTCGACGTGGGCCTGCACCTCCAGGTAGGCGCTCCGCGCTCGCTCCATCACCACGTCGATGTCGTAGTGCTGAAGAACTCGGAGCATGGTCAGCACGTCGAACACTGCCCGATGCTCAAACGGGTTGATGAAGCCGTGGTCGGCGGCCATGTATTTCAGGCGCCGCGCCTTCAGGCTGTCGGGGAACGGGATATCCGTCTTCGTGTCGATCCAAAGCCTTCGCTCTTTGTCGAGCGTCAGCTTCCCGGCATCCGCGAGCTGCCCGAAGTATCGACCAAGAATCGGCCTATCGAACTTCGTGCCGTGGTGGCAGACGATGGCCCGTGACTTCTTCGCCATCTCGGCGAGCGGGGCGAGTACCACCTCCGGCGCGTGGCCGTAGCGCGCGAGGTCGGCCTGCGTGATGCCCGTCAACTCCGTGATCTCGGCGCTGACGTTCGTGCTCTCCTCGTAGACCAGCTTCGAGAGCACGTCGACCGGCACACCACGACCATGGTCCCAGAGCACGGCGCCCACCTCGATGATGTAGCACCCATCCACGTCCAACCCCGTCGTTTCCAGATCAATCCCCAACAGGTTCATGCTTCCCTCCTGCGTCTGCCTCACGCCGCCGCGTTGGTTCTCACGAGATGTGGCCCGGGGCGCACCGTGTCGTTCATTCCCCTACAGGCCTCGCCAGGACCAACACCACAGTCTGTGCACCTCCGCTGACCCCAACTGTGATAGCGCATGATTTCATCCGGGCACGCCGTTCGGTTGTGTCCGAGCTTGAAACACAACGAGCATCGCTGGTTGGCTCGACCATCTTTCGTCGGCTTCATCGCGGGCTCAGCGCTCCGCAAATTCTCGATGGGTGGTTGAACTGATTCTAGCGCAAGGCTGCCATGCACTTCCTCGCCCAGCGCCACGAGCACGAAGTCCACCTCGGCTAGCGCCTTGCGCGTGTCGGCCATCTCCACGAACGACCACGCAGCAAAGAGCCGACGCTCGATCACGGCGAGTCGCTGATCGCCGAGAATCACTGGACCACACCCGGCTTCGAGATTTGCGCTCGAAGAAGATCACGCTTGAGATGATCCAGCGCGCGCTTCTGTCCGCCATTCTCTAGACCGACGATCACGTGGACCGGAAGCCCAGTGGACACCAACACCATGCCCAGCTTCTCCTTGACGAAGGTCCCTACGTGATACGCGGTCTGCAGGCGGACGCTCTTATCCGCATCGTTCTCCGCTTCCCCGATGAACGCCTGCACGTTCGCCCATAGCTGGGCGAGCAGCGCGTCGGCATACTTCCCGGCAAGCGCCTGCTTCTCCAATTCCGGTTGTCTCTCGTTGTTTGGTCGGTCGCTCATGCTGTTTCTCCTCAGTTTTTTCATCTGCCGTAGCCGGAGCCGTAGCCGGAGCCGTCGCCGGAGCCGTCGCCGTAGCCGGAGCCGGAGCCGGAGCCGGAGCCGGAGCCGGAGCCGTCGCCGTAGCCGTAGCCGTCGCCGGAGCCGTAGCCGGAGCCGTAGCCGTAGCCGTAGCCGGAGCCGTCGCCGTAGCCGGAGCCGTCGCCGTAGCCGTCGCCGTCGCCGGAGCCGTCGCCGTAGCCGTCGCCGTAGCCGGAGCCGTAGCCGTAGCCGTAGCCGGAGCCGTAGCCGTAGCCGGAGCCGGAGCCGTCGCCGGAGCCGTAGCCGGAGCCGGAGCCGTAGCCGGAGCCGTCGCCGTAGCCGTAGCCGTAGCCGGAGCCGTCGCCGTAGCCGTAGCCGGAGCCGTAGCCGGACAGCCGTAGCGCGCTCAACGCCCACGAAGCATTCTCAGGTCCCAGTTCTTGATTTGCCTCAGTGATTGCTTCGTCTAGTGGCAGAGATCGGTCTTTGATCCAATCTAGGGCTTCTTGAAATCCGGCACCACAGGGCCCATAACGAGAAAGCGATTGGATCAAAGCGCGGTCAACAATGTTTGGCACGGCCGCCACTGTCCCCAAGATCACCCGCGCCATGGGCCTTCCTCCCACGCCTTGACTGCGTGTTCGGTGCACTCAAGCACGGCCGTGATGTCGAACAATTCCAGAGACGGAATCGCTGGGCCAACACGACACTGGGCGGTTGGTCCGCTGTCAGCTAGGCCCATAAAGCCTCGTGTGCCAGCATCCCAGTACACACAGTTGCGCGCCTTCGCGAGCTTCACCTTTTCCTTGGTCAGCTCTCCGTCGAGATATCCAAAGAAGACTCCACGGTGCTCTGTGGTCACTACTACTGCTTGGCTCTTTTCCATTACATCTCTCCTAATTGTGCGCTTGGCGCTGAGTTTCGTGAATTCATTCGTTGCTTGATTTCCTCGACCGCTCTCTTCAAGTTCAGCGCTGGCTCAATCAGCATTCGCTGGTTCTGGAGATTCCGGTGCTCGGGACTCATCCCCTCGCCCTGCTGCACGTTCTCCAACATCTCTTCCAACGGCAACTCCGAGATCATCCTCGCGGCCAGCGTCAACCGATCCATGTCCGTCGCGTAGTCGCTCACGTTCATGCTCCTCCTCTCGTCGTTGTTCGTTTCGAATACGGTTCTGGGCGATGTCCCGCTCCGCGGCTTCCCGCTCGATGGCGGTCAGTGGTTCATCGTGGTTGGTGCGGACGGGCCGCTTCATTGGCTCGCTCTTCTCGTAGGCAATGCGACGCACCTGCTCCATGAACTGCTCATGCTGTTCGGGCGTGGCCAGAGGATCACAGGTCACACATCGGCAGTCGTCGTCGTCCGGATCGTGATCGCTCGCCGGGATGCCCGGGAGCTCGTCCTGAATCTCAGCAATGAGATAGCCCTCAAACTTCGACCAGGACGGCGGCCGCTCTTCGGTGGCCGTGCATTTATCAATGGCCGTCCGTACGATTTCCAGCGATGTGCGCTCACCGAGTGTCCCCAGTATCTTCATCGCCCAGATGTTCGTCGTGTTCTCGGCTATCCCCGGCCGGGGGTAGTGAGCGAACAGATAGCCCACCATTGCCTCCAAGTCGTCCTGCAGGTCTTGCTGGTTCATGGGTCCGGTCCTTGCGCCTGTCGCGGGCGCGGTTGATCGCCTTGTCTATTGGGTTGCCACTCGTGTTCTTGAGGCCACTGTCCGGCTGGCACGGCCCAGGCTTGTGCTCGTCGCATCCGTCCACCCACTCGGGCCAGTGCTCGCCAGCCTTGTTCAAGAATGTGGCCGCGTGGAGCATCGTCTGCCCGGTGGCCACGCAATGGCCAGCGTAATGCTCGGCGGACCGGTGGATGTCTCGGTGGTCCGCCTTCCGGGCCTTCACCCAGTAGCAGTAGAGCGCCCATGCCTTGGCGCGGCTTCCCCGTTTGTTCAGGGTCTCCCAGAGTTGGAAGAATCCTGGGCTCGGTTCTCCCTTGGGGTCGAGTCCGGGAAGTGGATCGGCGACGTCAGTCGCCAATGTAAGAGGTACTGGTACTGTACCTGTACTCTTATATGGCTCTGGTTCTGGATCTGGATCTGGAGGTTGAACACTCGTTGAAGCCGCCTTACGAGATTCCGCGGACTTACGCCCCGCTTTAGAATTTTTCGTGATTAATTCGGCTGCCATTCGCCACTCTTTCAGCAGTCGTTGGGACTGAATTCGGCCCTCGTTCATCCTCAACACGGCCGTCTCCCCCTCCACAAGCGTGCGTCTGATCCGACGCCAAGTGCGAGGATTGACCCGAAGGAGGCGAGCGATGAGGCGGTCGTCATCGGGTAGGCTGCAAGTCCCGTCGTCCCATGTCCACATGTGCGCGAGCAATTCAATGAAGGCCCCGATCTCTTCGGTTGTCAGTAGGCTTCGCTTCGGATCGGCGAGCCAGTCTGAGGCGTAAAACTTGAAGTACGGCAATGGCATCCGGCAAAAATTGCCGGCCCCCGGTCCGCGCGCTCTTGGAAGCCCCGGAAGACTTACGTGCGGTGGGGACCGGCTGATCTATTTCGGTTTGGGTTCCAGGGTTCCAAGATGGCGGCATCATACTCAGCCCGCGGCGGATGGGAAGTGGGAAGACCGTGCCATTTCGCCTAAAAATTCCGAGTAGGCGGGAGGGACAGCTTGACTGAGTTCCTCGCGCGTCATCCAATCAACGCCCATGGCCCGCTGTTGCATGTCGAGCGGGATCCGCCACACCCCCACCTCCACTGTCTTGCGACGATTGGCACGATTCGTGGCTTGTGGGTAGCTGCCACGCTGTAGTTCGTGGCTGCATTGCGGAGTGAGCACCGGGAACGATGTCTCAAAGAGGCGATGCCGCCTGACGTCCAAGCCGAACATGGAACCGCAGAGCATGCAGTGATTCCGTAGCGTAGAGCCCTCCACGTTCTCCATAATCCACGGCGTCTTCACGGCCTGCAGGTATTCGCGCGTCAATGGGATCACGTCGGCGCAAGGCTCAACGTGGCCGGGACGGCGCTTGTATGCCGTGAAGGCTTGACACGGCGGACTCGCCCAGATGAGATCATAGACCTCTGGTGCTCCGGGTGTTTCAAGCCACAAGAAGGCGTCTTTCTGGATGAACCGGAACGGATAGTTTGGCTGCGGGTTGATGTTCACGCCAGTCACCTCGTAGCCGGCTCGGTGCAGCCCCATGCTCGCACCGCCCGCCCCGCAGAACAGGTCCAGGGCGCGGAGGGTCACCGCTATCGTCACCGCGTCCGCACCTTCCGTGGGGCCTGCTTGAGCGTTGACCCAGAATTCGCCAGTTGCCCAATGCGGACCCAGATGAACGCCTGTCCCATCGACAAGCCGACGAGCTTTCGTCGTTCCTTGGCCGCAGCTTGGGCGGTCTGTAGCTGTTCGGCGCTCGCGAGGTTCTCTAGCTCTCCTGCGCGCGAGAGGGCCTCGCCTTGGCCCCATGCCGTTAACTCTTCTTCTCGTTTCGTTGGTTCACTCATCCTTCCCTCCTCCTGTCTCATATCCTCAAACATCTACGATGGCGCCCATATTCGCCCTCTCGCGCGTTCGGCCTATCTCGGATCGACTCAGCGCGCTGAACGCCGCCTATCCCCCAAGGCGCCCCGGGAAGGGGGCGGTGCTGAGGGATCGGTGGATTAGCCAGTGACCAGCCACGCCACGGGCCGCTCTGGAATCCGGGCCGCAACGTGCGGACAGACTCGATAGTGATTCCAAGTCTTGACGTAATGAAGCTTGCGTTGCACGACTGGCCATCTCGCGAGCCACCATGCTGGGGACCAGCGCTGGCGAAAGTGTTGCCACCAATCGGCGGGCACCTCGAAGGATCCAGGATGTTCCTCCTCCCAGACCCGGTTCGCCATGGTCGTCATGGCTAGATCCGCCACCAATGCGCGA